GGAGCAACAAATACACCTACTACGATAGCAGCAACAGTAACAGGATATGCAAAAACTTCTACACAATTAAATGTAGTATTTACTACATCAGTAGCAGTTGGTCAGTTTATTAGAAATAGTCAATTAGATAATGATTTTACACAAGGAACTACAGTGTCAGCATTTAATGCTACAGATAATACAATTACTTTTAATAATGGAACATTAAGTAGTCTGGGAGGGTTTAATGTAGTTGAGGGATATATTCCAGCAGCAGGTTCACAAATAAATACAAATACTAACACCCTACTAGCAGTAAATAAATTCGTTGAAGGAGCGGGAATACCTGCTGTTAATAATAGAATCAAAGCACATACTTCTTATGTGTGTGATATTTCTAGTACTACATTGGTAGAATCAGCATTTACAACATTTAATGGATATATTAAAACAGGACCATTTATTGTAGCAGAATTAGGAACAACTTTAATAACAAACCGATTTTTACAAGGAACAGGATTTGGTTCGAATCCAAGTAGGGTTGGTAGTCTTTCATCACCACAAACATATAATATTTCATTTGCAGGAGGAGCACCATCACTATCAACATCGGTAGCATTTAACGGAGTAGCATTAAATTCAACACAGTTCTATTATACGACAGCAGTAACACCAGTAATCGGAGATTTCTTAGGACATTTTCCTGGGTCAAGAATAATAGCAGTAGATACAGTTAATAAAATTGTAACTTGTAATTCTATTACACCAGTGACACCAGCATTTACAAGAGTAGGATATATATCAGGGGCTAATACAATTCAATTAGCACCAGACGCAAATTATACTGGGATAGTCGCAGGACAATTTATAACAGGCGGAGGACTTAGTTTAACAACACCCTTTTCGTCTGCAATAAATGCAACAACAAAAACAATCACTATGACTGCGACACAAACCCTGACTGCGATTACAGACGTTTCAGGAATAATATTAAACGATGGAACAACAAGATATTTTGTAACAAAAGTACCAGTATCAGCAACTACCTATTTCAGTGGAGCAAACGTGGATTCTATTTCAAGAACAATCGGAAGTACAACAGATACATACCATCAGTATATAGCAATTACAACTCCAAGCTTACAGACAGCAGCATATGCAACTGGAAGAAGAGTTTATCCAATTAGTTCCACAAAAATAATATATGATGTATCAGCAGGAGTATTAACGAATAATAGTTTTCTGAATACAACAACTGAATCATCGAAATATGGAGCATATATATCAGCATCTAGTGGATGCGATTTAACAATAGCAAATTCACAGATACCTGCATTAACACCAACAACAGTGTATGGACGCATATTAAAATCAGGAGCAACGAATTATTTATATTATCAATATGCACCATCAGCAGTAAATTCTTATGCATACAATGCAGATGTAACAGCATATAGCAATGGTGGATTTGTTACAGGAACAGCAGTAGGAGGTTATTCAAGAGCAACTATTGATTACAAAAATCAGAGTCTGGTTACAAATACCCCAGTTGTAAAATCAGTAAATGGATATGTATCAAGTAGCGGTATTTTATTTCTGAATATTACAGATGCAGATAGAACCGCAATAAATGCATTAGCAATAGGGTCTATTGTAGAACTCACAGATTCTTCAAGTAACCAATTGAAAAATGCGTGGTTCTCTTCTCCAATAGCAGATTTTACTTATAATCTACCAACCTTAAATAGTTCGAATGCTGACCCAGCATATAACAGTTCCCCTAATATAAAAACATATTCTCTAGTTGCACAATCAAGAGCGACTTCTACAAAAACAACAATATATGTACAAAAATTAACTTCAGGTGTAGCGAATATAGCAGTAAATGATTTCATCGATTTCTATCAATATACAACATATACCACTGGAGCAGTAGTTGCAACAGTAACAACTTATACAGATGCTATTGGAACTTATTACGGAGTGACATTAAAGAATAAATATTGGACACAAACATTCATAGGGTCGTTAGATATTGCATTTATAACTGGTTCAGCAGTAAATATATACAGGAGAGATACATTCCAAGTATACGCGCCTACTGTTAATAACACATCTGCATATACAATGTCTAACTATGCCTGTAAACAAGAACAGACTTTCTCATTTTTAAATCCTACAAATGATTTCAAATATACTGGCGCATCATATAAATCGTATACTCCAATATCGTTCTCGCTTTATAACTCTTTAACATTTTCATTATCAGCCCCAATAACAATAACCTATTTTCAACCAACCACATATAACTTTTATAATGGAGGACAAATAACAACATTTGTTAAAAACAAAAATATATATCTTCCAGTAATTACAGCAACAGATGATACATTCTGCACATTGAATTTAGCACAGACTCTCACAAATAAAACCTTGACTGCTCCAACAATAAATACCCCAACTATAACTGCCGCAACAATAAATACATCATTATCTTTATTTGGAAATTCTTTTCTATATATACCTTGGACTTCTGCACTTTCAACTTTTAACGTGGCTTCTATCGGTGCATTTATAACAGGGTCAGTTTCAAATCCAACATTTCAAACCACGGGAGGAGCAGCACAATATATCTACCAAGTAATAGGAAAACAATTAACTTGTAAAGTGATGATAGTTCACGGAACACCAACTACGGGAGCAGCAATTGGAGGTGGAGCATACCAATTACTACTACCAAATAGTTATACAATATCAAATACGGTAGCGGCAGCATTAGTACCAACAATAGATGCTAATACAGATATAGTATTACAAGCCACCACAACTACGAATGGAGTAACAGGTACACAAATCGGCAGGGGATATATTAGACCGAATGCTGCCGCAAATTGGAATATTAATATAATGGATATTTATGCTGTAAGTTCAACAAGAGTAATAGCAATATTAGCATCATCATCAGCAAGCAGTATATGGGGTTCGGCATTTGGTTTTACTACATTAGTAAGCCAGAATTTCACATTTGAATTTAGTGTACCCATTGTATAAATAAATATATGTATAAATTATAATGCCTATAATTTCAATCGAAGGAAATATTGGTGCTGGTAAATCAACGCTTCTTCAAAAAATTCAAGAACGTGTTATTCAGGAAAACAATAAACATATAATAATTATTCCAGAATCTTTAGACATATGGAATGAAATAAAAGATGGCGATAAATCTATCTTTCAATTATTTTATGAAAACAAATCCAAATATGGATTCGCATTTCAGATTCTCACCTTCTTAACTATTACATATAATATGATGGGACAGTTACAAAAGATGGGAAAGAAAGATACCATCATTATTGAACGCAGTCCTATTTCGAATATAATGATATTTGGTCAGATGCTTTATGATGATAAAATAATCGGAGAGGCTGAATTCTCAATCTTAAAATATATGGTGAACGGACTGATGATGCCTGTTGATAAAATTGTTTATCTGCGTTCAACACCAACTGAATGTATGGAGCGAATCAAAGAAAGAAACAGAGAAGGTGAAGAAGATATTTCTTCAGCTTACTTGCAAAAGATTCACGATAAACACGAGACGTGGTTAGATACACTCCAACACGAAACCATAGAAACAACAGATGAAATGCAACGCTTCATCGATAGATTATTTTAGACTTATATGTATATGCTGACTGAAGTATTCTGGACTTTCCTTATCAGTTCAGGCAGTGCGATAATAGTGTTGGCTATAAAGTCTTGCTTGAAAGCAAACATCGACGAGTTATCTTTCTGCGGTGGACTCTTCAAGGTTCATCGTGTAATAAGGTTAGATGATATAGGAAGTGGAGGTGGAAGTGATGATGAACATTCAGGTTCATCTTTGCGGTTAACACCAGCAAATAAACCAGCCGAAATAAAAATATGAATATATTGTATGTATGATATAACTCCTTACACCAAAGCCCAAGCAAAGAAACTGGGTGTCCAAGTAAAACCATCTACACGAAAAGGTAAGAAGATAGATGTATTTAGAGAAGGAAATAAAATCGCATCTATAGGTGCACTTGGTATGGGAGATTATCCGACATATCAAAAAACTCAGGGTAAAGCATTCGCAGATAAACGTAGAGAGTTATACAAAGCGCGACACCATAAGGACTCCAAGATAAAAAATTCTCCAGGATATTTCGCTGATAGACTTTTGTGGTGAAGGAATAAGTAAAAGTTAAAAGAATCTTGAATTTATGTCGATAAATAACTAAAATATAGTTAAATTTTAGTTATTTATGTTCAAATAAGGACTTAAAACTAAAATAATTATAATTATTTTATATTTAAATGCTTTTTTGGCTTATTTTATCGAGTTTTAACTATATTTTATCTTAATATATAGTTAAAAGATTAATTCTATATCCTTTTATTAATTTATTATTTAACTTTTACTTTCTTATTTCCAAGGTGGACCTGAGAATCCAGATTTTTCTAATATCTTTTTTTGTGCACTCGTAGGTCCACTACGTTTTCTTCCACCAGCCGTTTCACCATAATCTCCAGCAGCCAATCTCTCGATGTCTACTTCTAATCCTGATGACCTTGGTCTTGATGCACCTCCACCCGATGATGCTCGTGAGATAGGCGCTTGATACTGTGGTACATCTGCTGCTCTTTCTTGTCGTCCAATTATTTCAGCAAGTGAAGGAGGTGCTCTTCTTAACACATCACTTGAAGGTCGCACTGATTCTGCACCTAATCCTTTTGCACTAAGTGGTACTGGTGCTTTCGCAACTGGCTGCACCCAATCAGGTTCTTGTAATACTTTTCTTGGTTCATTAAATACTTTTGCTTTTACTGGTTCTGCTGCAAGTACTGCTGCAGATTTAGGTGGAGGTGGCTGTCCTAATGATGCGGGCTCTGTATACTGTACAACAATTGGTGGTACTTTCGGAAGACCAAGTACTAGTGGTGGCGGCGATGTTCCTTTCTTACGGTTTGGTTTTCTCTTCTTTGCCTTCTTATCTTGAATGTTAACTACCACATTCTGAGTCTGATGTTGTCTATGTACATTATGAGTCGGTTTTGGTTTCTGTCTTTGCTTCTGTTTTCTCGCCATATATATGTATTGACAGATATTATTGACTAAAATTATTTCTTCTCAAGCGCACCATATTTATTTGCTTTCGCTACCATTTCTTTGATTGATTTCTTATCGTTCATTTCGTTACTCTTATGTAATCCACCAACTAGTGAGAATTGAGGTACGTTCTTTTGACCGAACTTTCCAGAGGGTTTGCCTTTATGTCCGAGCATTATATATTTAATGTAGATATTATTTATCCTCATCATCTTCCAAAAGTAATTCGTCCCAATTGCTGAATATCCGTTGGCTTCCTGTATTAATGTACATAAAACTGTGAGGCTCTCTAAAACAGTATTTCAATATATTCATAAACTTATCTTGGTGTTGCTCTACGTGCTCATCATATATTGTTTCCATTTCTACCTTGTTTATTTTGAATACGAATATATCTGTTAATCCATTTCGAACTGATGGAACTATACTCTTATAATTTTGACAGGCTAGCCACATAGATAACTTCCCGTGTCTGCGATTGTTCACCATAGATAAAAATAGCTTGCAGATTTGAGTATCACGTAATGCTTTCTGTACATCGTCGAATATGACTAAACTTGTTTCATCGTCTTCTGCTGCTTTCTGCACTTTTTCATAACAGTCTTCTAAATTTTTCAATGTCAGTTCGTCATACAATTGATTTGGTGCAATATGTTTTTCAAAGAAATTATCTTTCATTGATGAGCGAGATCCTGCAGGCATAAATACAAATATCTGATGATATACTCTGTGAAACATAGCAGGTGTTTTTAAGAATGATGTAAGGAGACTAGTCTTACCGCTACCTGCCCTACCAAGAAAGCACGTGAATGTAGATTTGTTCATCAGACTTGTTAGCGGGAATGCATCTAGTTTTGCATCTAGTTTTCCATCTACACTAAATTTCGGACGTTTCAAATTTGGGACTTCATTATGTTTAACCCTTATCATATTATATGCTTTATAATATGGTGATATATTGTTATTTGTATGGATTTGTATAAAATACCAGCGAGTACTTATCTCCTTTTATCAGAGGTGTATTGTAATGATAAAATTTATTACCATCAAAGATAAGAGGTCGACAGTTTGTATTATAAGTTCCGAATGGTTCAACTACAAGGTCACACCCTTCGTAATCTCCGATAGATACTATCAGACTCTTTCCAACATTACCACCATCAATATGACGTGGACATACTACATTATGATTTATTTGTATAGTTTCAAATTCAAATGGACATATCTTCTTTCCAAATTCCACAACTGCTTCATATAATTTTGGTCGTCTTCTTGTTTCAAATGATAAGTTGTATTTTTTAGTAGCCCTACCTTTGATATATCCTAATACGATAGAACGGTAATCGCCAAATGTTCTAGCCCTAGATGAAGACCCTGTTTGTTTTGTAATTGTTTTTTCATTCAATAAATTGTATACTTCCAAGTAATCATCTGGGTTCTCTAATTCAGGTAAATAGATTGGTGTGTCTGATTCATCTGGTTCTGGTATTTCAATAGGAATCGATGAAGGAAGTACGCGCTTTTGTTTGAATACTATTTCATACATACCATTCTTGCGAATCTTTATTTTGGTAATATCTGGATATTGATTATTAATTGCAATTGTATTTGTTTTCATTAGTTCAAGTCTGTCTTTGAAGATACCTAATCCTCCGCCATCGCTTCCGTAATATTTTGTTTTGAAACCGACACGATTAAATCGGAGGGTTTTTCCATCTTTCAAATAATACAGAATACTGCGTTCGATGTCCTCCTTATTTCCGTCCATAGTAATTGTCAGTTTTAAATCATCAGATGGTGGTCTGATAATCATTCCGTAAAATGCAGCAATAATATAATTCAGATTTGTGGTAATATGAGTTCTATGTTGTCTGAAGAATGGATTGTATACTGGATACACACCCCATATAAAACAGTTCTCATCTATGCATAAAGAAAAGGCTTTCAGAAAAAAATCATCTGCTGAAGTGTATTCGGTCATAGATAAATCCAGACTTTCCACATCATCATCCAAACTTACCAAATGAGTTCCAGCAGGATAGTATTCATAAATGAACTGACGTTGGTGTGTTATTCCTTTAACGCCAATAATAATTTCGTTATAATAATCAGGATTCAAATCTTTTTCATAATTCTCTAAATCTTCTTCAACAATAAATACATTGATTTTCGATTTTGGAATACCAAGTTTATGAAGCGTAGTTAACGTTTTATTATTACAAATAGTAGAACGTTTATATGAAGGGATTGAAATGCAGTAATCCATATATTATTTATTGATATTTAAATCTTTTGGATTTAAACACGGACATCGCACTGTCCTGTTCTAGCATCAATAATTACAATCGAATCTAAACAAGCCATCGAGTAGATAGTGTGGGCATTTGTTACTGCTGATGCTATGTTGAGTTCAAGGAAGGCTTGGCTGCTGTTTAGGTTAACACCAGAGAGGATACCGATAGAATTTACTGATTCTAAATCCTGACCAAAGAAGAAACAAGATTGACCAGTATTTTCACCCGCACCGACAACAGCCGCTTGCACAGTGTAGTAAAAATCCTGTGTGTTAGGGTTACCAATAAGTGACTGAGCAGTACCTCCAGTTGATAATCTGCAGAAACGTTCAGGAAGAGCAGCGTTCTTAAGGTTGGGTGAATTAAACGAACCAACAGCACGCTGTAAATCAGTCATAACACGGGCAGGGTGAAGAAGGGCTTCAATAGGAATCTGAGGATATCTGATGGAGTTAGCATTGAAGGCGATGGTCTGGGCAATAGGATTCTTGGAATCGTACTTTCCATTAGGGCATCTTGCAGCAACTAATTCTTGGAAAGAATAAAGAACAGATTTGACAGAAGAACCACGAACACCTGCTATGATGGAATTGAATCCAGTGACACCAGCCGAGAGCGTAGATGCTGCGACTCTCCAGGTATTTCCTTGTAAATAATACTTACCATCGTGGAGTGCAGATTCTATCATCTGAGTAGCAGAAGGAGGAAGAGTGATATATTCAAGATTGAGCATAATATCACTGATGGTAATTCTGAAAGTGGCGGAAGCGGCAATGGCTTGGTCAAAAGTTGAGAGCGTAATAGGTAAGATATTTGTTGTAGTCATAATTAATTGTAACTTGGGGATAGCGCCGATAGGGAAAGCCTTTGAAGCAGCAGTACCTATAACGGAAGAAAGAAGAGGATAAGAATAAGAAAATGTGACGTTATTGAGTGCGGCTAAATCAGCAGCATTCGTGCCGAATACTGGGATGTCGTGACCACGAATAATTGAATCTCCTGCACCTGCGTAAAATCCGTATTGAAGAGCATTACCATCACGCTCAGAATTTGACATAGTTAACTGCGTAAGAGCATTGTAAACTAAACCGAGTTCAGAAATCGATTCAAGAACTGAGCCCTGAGGAGAAAGAACTTGGAGACCATCAAAAAATGAGAAAGCCCCAGCACGAAGGTAAGGAGTAGCACCAACTCTGTAAGTGTTTCCAACATTAACAATTTCGTAGTTAACACGGAAAGAAATAGTGCTCTGTCTGGTATCAATCCAAGATCCAGCAAGACAAGGAATATCAAACTGGATATTTTGTGACGGGAATGCAGTATCAGCAAGAACTAAATTTCTTCCAGGAGCAGTGAAGGTAGGAGATACTATTGAACTTAAATTACTGGGTACGACTCTGACGACACGAGACGACACCCCCTCAGGGAGTGCTGAGTCAAGGTCAGAAAGTTTCATTAACTCAGGGACAGCATATTGAATAGGAAGAGCCATTTATATTATACGATGACAAATTATTTTTGAACCAATGCTTCTTTAATGGCTTTTTGTACTACTGTTTGATTATTTGTTTTGACTAAACTGCCGAAGGTTTCTGGACGTGGAATCCATTTTCTGTAGATATCCAATTGAACCGACCAGAAAGATGCAACGCCGTTAAAATTAATCGGATTTCCTCCCTCATCAGTCAGCTTAAATGTTATTCGTGAAATCTGTTCAGTTTTTACTAAAGTAAGAATCTGCGGTGCGTTATAAACTATCTGCGAATTCAATCTAGAATTATTTGGTATGGCTAAAAGTATATCTGCATTTTGGTTATTACTTCCATTACCCAATTCTGGACAATGCAACAGTATTCGTGGAATCGGTAAGAAATTATAAACACGGGACATAAATAGAATTAATCCTGTTGATGTTATTGATTCACTAAATCCCATAATATAATCAATAGTTGAATTACTTGTAAATGTGAAATCGTATGTTGTATTTGTAACTTTGAATTTCGAATTGACTAAATCAATTGAAATACTAAATCTGGCTGGTAGAATCGCCTTAAAATCCGTCATAAATTCTTGGGCATTGTAATTTCCGTATTCAAAATAATATTTTTGTGTTGCGCCATTTTCGATTACTTCCAACATATTATTCGTTTCATTTATTTGAAAGAATGAAACTGGTATAACTATGTATGGTATCGATACTTGCACATATGCGATAGAATCGTCAGGTGTTAAAAAATCTGGTATATCAAATGCTACATATGATTTAAAATTAGTATCTTGATTTAGTACTGTAGCATCGCTACCTCGTGTCGATAAACAGTAGGTTTTTGAATCTTGTATAAAATTGTTAGCCATTTATAATATGTTCATATAATTTATATGAACGGCTACTCTGAAAAAGATAATCTTAAGACTTTATTGCAAGCATCGTACGAGCCTACTAGTGTTGCTAAAAATACATTGGAAAAAGCAGGTTATAAGTTGGATTCTAGTTTATCGAATATGAATAGTAAAGTATTTACTGATGCGATGGGTAAACCACACATCACGTTTCGTGGTTCAAAGCATATTTTGGATTTCTTACGGGACGACCCATTAATCGGATTAGGGCTCGGAAGATACGCCCCACGTGTGCAGCAAGCCAAAGAACTTACCAAAAAAGTAGAAGCCAAATATGGTAAACCTGCTGAAGTATTTGGTAACAGTTTAGGTGGCGCACTAGCAGAACGCTCTGGTGCACACGGTAAGATAGTCACACATAATAAAGCCATTGCTTTTACTGATGCCTTCAAAAGTATTCCAAAGAATCAAACAGATGTTCGCACTTGGAATGACCCCGTTTCTGTACTTGGATTAACACAGCGTCATCAGGGTAGGTTTGTAAATACCGCTCCAAAATTAGGATTAATAGATGCACATCTTTATACTTCGTTGAAAGATAGATTTATGGTTTAAAGTTTAAAAATATTCTCCATACAAATTATAAATGGCGTGTGTATATTGTTCAACACCTGTAGAAAATAATACGATGAAATTTTGTTTGGATTGCGATTTATTGCAAATTCTGAGGGCTCAAACTTTAGATGATATCTATTTTTTTATGAAGGAAGAAAATGAATTGAAGAAACGGCTGACCTTCATACGTAAGAGTTTGAAGGAAGCAGAGAAGCGATATAATGAATTATGGGCGGATATTGAAAATCCAAATAGATAGTTTTTTGTATTTATTTCTCCAAAAAATTATCTTTAGTAAATTTATAAAACAACTTCTATGACTTTAGCAGAATTTATTAGAGAAAAAAGACCCAATCTTTCGCAGAGTTCTATTAATACTTATACCTCACTTATCCGCAGGCTTTTCAAGCAGGTGTTCCCAGATGATAAAGAAATTGATACTGATAAATTATTATCACACAAAGATGAAATTATTAACTACTTAAAGAATGAACTGAAACCGAAAGGTCGCTCCACTATGCTTGCAGCAATTGTTGTTTGCACAGATAAAGATGAAGCCTACAGAAATATGATGTTGAAGGATATAAAGACAAAGGAAGCCGAAACCGACAAGCAGGAACTTACTGATAAACAGCGTGCTAATTGGCTGACTCAAGATGCTATCAGAGAGAGGCTCGATGAATTAAAACACGAATCTATTTATATTTACAAGAAGGCGAATAAATCGCCACAAGATTTACAACGCCTCCAATCGTATATTATTTTGAATTTATATGGAGGACAACTTGTTGCACCTAGAAGAGCGCTCGATTTCACTGCTATGAAAATCCACGGGAATATAAATAATAATACTGATAACTATATCGATTACAAGAACAAACGTTTCGTATTTAATAAGTTTAAAACTGTCCGCAGCCACGGTCAGGAATCGTTAGCAATTCCGATACAACTTATGAACATACTAAAAAAGTGGGTTGAAGTAAATACAAATGAATTCCTATTAATTGACAGCCGAGGAAAGAGCCTTGATTCTATTACCTTGAATCAGAGAATCAACAAGATATTTGAAGGAAAAAAAAATATCGGAGTTAACGGTTTCCGAAAAGCATATATTACAAATAGATATGGTGATACAATTAAAGTAAATCAGGAATTAGCAAAGGATATGAAGGAGATGGGCTCTAGTAGTAGTGTATCGAATAGTTATATCAAGAACGTGGAATAAGTTCGTCCATAAGTTCACTCATTCTATTTTCTCTTGCTTTATTTGAATTACCAACTGCTGATTCATATTCTTGGCTATTTTTATGCACTTTTATATAATGAACTTCATATCTTTCACAATCTTTGCAAATACATCTACATTGAAAAGCCCATTCTACATCTATTGGGTATTCAAAATACATATCAGTATTTGAAACTTTATGTCTTCTACTACTAAAACATTTAACAACATAGATATATCTAATTTCTGTTTCAGTATTGGTATTCATTGTATTATATATAGAACTGCTGATATGGTGTGCTCCTGTACAGTTTCAAAAAAGGGATATCAATTTTATGGAAAATGCAATATCGACATTTTGGATTAATATTTAAATTGATATAGAAACAATATATTATAATATATATATAACATATTATGCCGAAGCACAACATAAACTACGAAAATAGTATAATTTATAAAATTAGTTGTAAAGATGAAAACTGTAAAGATATATATGTTGGACAAACTTCTGATTTAATTCGCCGTAGATATGCACACAAAAACCAAAGTAACAAAAAGGATATGTTTCTTTATAATGTAATAAATGATAATGGAGGTTGGGATAATTGGAAGATGGAAGTTGTTGAAAAGTATTTAGCAAAATCAAAACAAGACATTTTAGATAGAGAACAATATTGGATTAATGAATTACAAGCAAATCTAAATACACATATCCGCTACGATCCAAGTGAATATAAACGTGAGTGGTATTACAAAAATAGAGAACGTATTCAACAATATAAAAAATCCAAACGGGAACTATATACCATAGATACTGAAAATCCTCCAGATTGGTATTTAGCAAATTTAAAATCCCAAAAAACTCTAAAAAATTGAAATATAATATTTAGGAATATTAAATTATATAAAAATTGATATAGATATAATATCTTTATATATTATATATATAGTATGACTGCTCTACAGAAATTTCTTAAACAACACAAGTACGATAAATCAAAGCACAATATCATCACAAATACTAGAATTCCTGACCAAGAGAATGGTATATGTGGCGGTTCTTATTATATTTCTGATGAAGAATATCCAGAATTTTTGGAATTGTACAAATCTTCAGTACTTGTGAAA